TTCGGGGAAATTCATGGGGGTTCCTTTTCTTTGGCCGCCCCCTGGGGCTGGACCCCCGGGCGGGAGAGGCGGCGGGGGATTCCGCCTGGAGTCTTCGCCGAGCTGAGACTCCGTGTGTGGATTCTTCCTCAGACTACACGTCTCGGGGGGTTGTGGCAAGTCCGGGGAAGAACCTCCGGAGGAACCCGTCAACGCCGGGCCGGGTCAGGATCCACTGGACAGCGCCCGTGGCCGCAGCCCACACGCCCGCGGTGATCGCCTCGGTCAGGCCGTCGGCGAGGCCCGCCAGGTCGATCCCCACCTTGGCGGCGTACGTCACGAGGATGCCGACCAGGGACGCCACCAGGGTGCGCAGAACCGCGCGCCCCGGATAGGTGACCTGTGTGGGCTTGACGGGCGCGGGCAGCTCTCCGTCGTCGATTTCCCTAATCTCGCTCATAAGCGATTCTCCTTACTCGATAGGGGTTAGTCCGCCGCGGGAGCGGCAGGAGCGTCCGAGCCGGCGGCGCCTGACTCGGTGGGCACGCCGGCGGCACGCCGCTGGTCGTACTTCTTATGGGCCTCGTGCTCGTGGTCCGCCATCTGGTCCAGGGCTGCGAGGATCAGCTGCAGGTCGCCCCAGTAGGCGTGCTTGACCTGGAGTTTGAGGATGTTCCGGAACGCCTGAGATTCCTTGTAGGACAGGTGCCGGTAGGACGTCGGGCCGATGAGGTACTGGGCCTTGTCGGGGGCGTCGACGCATTCGACGATGTGCATTTCTTCCTCCTTCTTGTTGTCTGTCTGTTGGGCGAGGCGCTGCCAGGCGGCGGCGTCTCCGTAGAAGATGTTCAGGTCGAGGTTGCCCTTCCATCCGGGGACTCCGCCGGCCGAGGAGTACTGCCAGAGGATCGGCTTCCAGTTCCAGCGGACGTCGGGCGGGTCCCAATGCTGCCAGCCTACCTTCGCCGTGTACATGTAGCGTGCGAGCCACAGGTCGTATCCGGCGTCGTGCACGCGCTTGAGCGCGGGGCATTTCTGGAGCACGTTGTGGCTGGTGTAGAAGATCGGCTTCCGGCCGGTTTCCTCTTCGACGATGCGGAGCCATTCCAGCACCCAGTCGGCGTCGTTGAGGTCGGCCTTGGGGTCTTCCCAGTCGAGGAAGAGCACGGTGTCGTCGGGCGCCTCGGCGACCGCCTCGACGAAGTGCATGGCCTCTTCCTCGGCGGTGCCCGCGTAGCCGGCTTCCCGGCCCCAATGGTAGAGGCCCTTCAGGTTGGCGTTGGCGATCATCCGCTGCCAGCCCGCGACCGTGTAGTCCTTGCCGCCCGTGCACTTCGTGATCGTGAACGAGACGCCGGGGATCATGTCCGGCTTCCAGTCCTTCTGCCATTTGGCGTGGACGTCGATCCCGTTGAGGATCCCGCCGGTGTTGGGGGGCTGGGACGTCGGGATCTGGGGTTTCGGCTTGGCGGGCGCCGACGGGGCCGTGTGCTTGCCTCCGCCCGAGGGCCTGCCCGTCTTGCCTTTGCCGGATCCCGTGCCTCTGCTGCGGGGCTTGGAGGGCGCCGTCCATCCTCCGCTGTAGACTCGGTGGCCGTGGTAGACCTCCGCCCATCCGAGGTAGGGCGCGGTGCGGTCCGTGAACCCGGCGATCGAGATGATGCACACTCCGGGGCGGCCTCGCTCGTTCGAGGACGAGATCGCCCGGCCGCCGCCGATCGAGATGGCGACGTGCCCGTACGGGGCGTTCTTGCCCGTCAGGTTCCAGAACACGGGGACGCCGGGCGGGGCGTTGAAGTCCCGGTGGATCCTGCCGGCTGCGGCGGACGCGTAGTAGGCGGCCTTCGCCGAGGGGTACGCCGACGGGAACCCGAAGCAGGTGCGGACGAATCTCTCGCATTTGCCGGCCCACGCTCGTGAGCCGATCATGGAGAACGCCCTGTTGACTGCGTAACTCAACTCTTCTCCTTTCTTACTTTTCCTAGTTTTTGGGGCGCTTCCCGAGTGGGAGTTCCCCGATCATCTTCAGATGGTCGTCTTCCAGGGCGAGCGCGTAGCGGCGCCATTGGACTGCGCGTTCCTCGGCGTCCGCGAGTTCGCGGCGGAGCTTCCCGATCTTCTCGTCCATCGCCGAGATCTGCTGGTCTTGTTGTGACACGCGGCCTTGGAGGGCGGTGATGAGCAGTTCCAGTTCGTGGAGGTCTTGTTTGGCTTCCTCGATCCTGGTTTCGCTTTTCCACTTCAACCATCCTATTCCTTGCCCTATCAGGACTCCTCCCAGCGTGAAGATCGCCGACATGACGATTGGCTGCAGCAACGGGTGAGACGGATTCATAACCCCCACTTAAATCCGGTTCAGTATTTGATCAAATACGCCATGACCAGGTAGGCCTGGACGATGTTGAACGGCAGGGAGTCTCCCGCGTAGTGGGTCGTGAGGCCTTGGTCTACGATCGTGGCGCCTGAGAAATCCTGCCGCCAGTCGGTGCGTTGGATCGACGAGTTCGGGTCGAACGCGGGGACGGAGAGACGCTGGTAGTGGGCGTGCCGGCCGACTTCGCCTTCGGTCTGCTGGTGGGCGTTCTCGCCGCCGACGTCGCCGACCCATTTGGCGCCGAACTTGGCTTCCAGTTCTTGGGTCGGCATGTAGGGGAGCCGGCCGATCAGGTTCGGCAGCTGGAAGTAGTTCGGCAGGTCTTTCTGCGCCGAGTATTTGTGGCCGATCGCCCGGAAGAGCCCGGCGTATTTGCCGGCGTCCAGGCCGGCGCCGTTGCAGAGCAGCCATCCGGGGACGGGCTCGACCGGGCTCGTGGAGTCGAAGTTGCCGGCGTGGATGTTGAACTCTCCGGCCCACGGGATGATGGCGCCGGTGGGGAGCGCCCCGGAGGCGCCGGACATTTCCCCGGAGGCTCCGACGATGACCGACCGCATGCCTTCCATCCACACCATGACTCGGGCGCCGTTGGAGGCTTTCACGAGGGAGTCGGTGATCGGGATCCCGTTCGTGGCGCCGTCGAGCAGGACGACGTAGGGGTTGTCCGAGTGGACGACTCCCCACCGGAACCTGCCGCCCCGGTCTTTTTCCTCGGCGAAGAACGCCTCCGCCAGGTCGTCTATGTTACCCATCCACCTGCCCTTGCCTGTTGACCTTCCTCAAGGTTGTTTTCATGAGTGATCCAGGCTTCAATTCTATCTCATATTTGCGGACGGACGCGTATATGTCGTGGCCGTAGGCGGCGAACCGGCAGATGTTGTTGAGTCGCAGCGGCAGGAGGGCGTTCTCGATTTCGACTTTCACCATCGGGTTCTTCGCGTTTTCCAGGCGCCTCTGGACTTTCTTGTTCAGGATCTCCTGGGACTCGGCTTCGACGTCGGTTTTGACTTCGACGATCCACCGGCCGCGGTTGTTGTGCGAGTAGGGCGACGAGTCGTCTTCGTTCGTCGCCACGGCGATCATCGGCTTCTGTTGTTCGCCGGCGGTCTGGTTGTCTCCGGTGGACTGGGTTGAGTAGACGATCTTGTTCGGGATGTTCGCCAGGTCGTGCTGGATCATGACGTTGGCGGAGAACAGCGCCTTGCTGTTCTCAAGGAACGAGTAGACGATGTTCCTGTCCTTCGGCATGACGTACGGCTCGGACACGATCGCCCCCTCGGGGGTGCAGGTCAGGGAGAAATACCCGACGTAGTCCATGATGTCGTTGAAGACGGTGAGCTTCTCGGTTCCGGCGTCCCATGTCAACGGCCTCTTGTTCACCTTCTCGGCCCAAGCGATCGACACGTTGTCGATCCCCGCCTGCCGCGTCGCCCACATGACCCAGTAGACGAGGTTCATCCCCGGGCCGATCCCGAGCGGCTGGTCGAGCTTGTCCTGGTCCAAGACGAGCAGGAGGTCGTTGAGTTCCAGGTCGTATTCGGCGCCGGATTCCTTGTAGGTGACGACGGGCGCCGACGGCATGAACATGCCGAGAGGGAAGTCGAAGCCGTTGACCACGACCCGGATCTGGATCAGGAGCCGCGCCCAGTCCTTGACCGGCGTCTTCGCCCGCACCTGGAGCTTCCCGGAGGTTTTGATGCGGGCGTCGACCGAGGCGGTGATGGAGCCGCCGCGGATGGTGTGGAGGCGGCGGGGCGGG